ATTTATTGTATAACATAGACCCCAGAGAGTCAACTTTATAGTGTCCTGGGCTGCTCACAAAACGACAGGAAATCACCAAAATTCCCCTTGTAACCTATTGATTCTAAAGAAGATTTCTTGACGTTTTTGACGAATAGTACCACTACCTTACGTCGTTTTGGGAATTTCGGAGAAAAGAAAAGAACCTTGCCATCACTTACTCCGGTGCTATGGAAATGTTAGCCATAGGTCACGCGAAAATAAATTTGACAAGGTTTCTATAGAATGCTACAATACATAAGTGCTTGTGCTTGTGCTGCTACCCTGTGCTGCTAGTGTAAGTACCTACCTTTATTATATCCCCTAGAGTCTCACGAGCCGTAGGCGAGTCTCACGCAGTGAGTTGGTACACCATGCCGGGTATCTGCGTACGAATGAGTTGGTAATCAAAGGATTCCTTGTCGTAGATCACCACACGATCCTGCATGTGTTTGAGAGTGGTGTTTCTGTACGTTTTCCATGAGAGATCATCGCTGATATCAAAGAGCGTGCAATGGGATTTCCCTGATTTCAATCTGAGTCCTCGACCTATACTCTGTCTAACTCTGACGGAGGATTTTGTGGGCATCGCAAAGATGATGTTCTCTATGGACGGGATATTTGTTCCTGTGCTGAAGATGCTTGAGGTAGCAATGATGATGGCATTGGTCTCGGACTCCACAATTCTTCGGATCTCTTCCCGTTCATCGACATCCACACCACCATGCACAAATTTGACGAGTCTTCCGGGCACAGCTTTCTTGAGAAGCTTTTCGTAGATTACAGAGCCGTGCCTTGTGACGAAGCTGAATAGAATCAACGTATTCCCTGTGCAAGCATTCGCGAGGTTGACTATGAAATCCGTGCGTTGCTCATTACCCACTAGATAGTTGATCTCCGCCTTATAGTCCAGACCCTTGAGTTCCTTCTTTACGTGGTCTGGGTACGTCAGCAGGAGCATCTTGATTTTGAGCGGAGAGATCGATCCCTCATCCATCAACGTCTTTGTTGTGATGACTTGGTAGGGTTCCCCGATCAGTCCGATCAACTGTAGCTTGTTGAGCTTAGAGTCATCGAGTGTACCGGTAGTTCCTGTGCGCCACTTTGTGTGGGTGAACCTCCCCATGACATCCAAAACTACGGATGCGCTATAGCGATGGGTCTCGTCAAAACACACAACCTCGGCGCGTTTTACGATGTCGTTGAGAATTCCAGGAGCGGACTTCCCCATGGCATTTAGACTTTGCCACGTGGAGATCATGAGCTTTTTGCTGAATACCTTTTCCTTGCCAGCATAGAGAATCTGGCAATTGCCCTCTACATCCCACCCATTATGCTGGGAATAATCCTCAAAATCACTCAACATTTGCTCCACCAGTTGAGTAGTGGGGACGACGATAATCACATTATGATTTAGGACATCTATATGATACCTAATCTTGTAATATAACATCAAACTCTTACCTGAGGAGGTTGGAGAGATTAATATATTCCTGTATGTGTGGAAGCTTTTTAGAATTGCTTCTTGTTGATAATCTCGAACCTCAATGGATTTTCCGTTGGATGTCACCGGAATGGATTTGATAAACTCGATGATTTTTTGGGGTTGAATATTAGAGTTTGGGTTTAGTTGCGGATCTATGGAAAAATCATATTCTCGATCCTTGCAAAATTCTATTGCGATTTTAAGCAATCCCTTTGGTAGGGTTTTGGATCTGGAGTTAAAGAGTCGGATTTTCCCATCCCATTGTCCGCTTCTGAATTTTGGTTGAAACTTATATCCGTCCGCAAAGAACGTGAAAAATTCAGATATATCTTGCTCTGCTCCAAAATCTGGGCAGATAATCTTCAGATTGGATTCATTATATTGTAAAAATTCTATCATGCTCCAGCCCTAAATTTCATAAATTCAATGATGTTTTTCACGTGGAAACTCCTGGAGCGAATTTCTCCGAGAACAGATTCCAAGAAGTAGATTGTTGTTTTACAAAATGCCTCTCGAGATACCAGAATTTGATAATCCGGATCTGCATCGATTAGATTATCAACGTCGCCTTTGAGAGTTCTGAGATTCCATTGTTGCCATCCCGCCTCTGCTAGTTCTTCTCGCGTCATTTCTCCGCGATAATATTTTGCGCGTTTTGTACGATATGTGATCATATCGTTTTGGAGTTTAGTGATCCTCAGCCTGTAGGTCATTAATTCTCCGAGATACTTGGCGTGTAAATTGGGAGCCAATGCAGCCGCCCTCGCCAAGTCATCTCTGTCTATTTCACAATCCACTTCCCACGCTTTACGCAACTCATCTAATGTCATCAGTCACCTCATATTTTATTCCACATCCTTATTTATGCTGTAATATGTGTATGCAAAAGTGACTGTTCCGACTGCTGGAGTGGCATCTGTAATAGAAGAATCTAAGCGCAATCCACTGAGATTTATGGGGAACATATCCACAAACGTGAATATCTGTTTGATGTTCTGAGAGTTATCCAACAACGTGAGAGTTCCATCCGATACACCCTTAGATGATTCGGAATATAGATTCTTGTTGATTGATGCGCGCATATAGCGTCTGTACATCTCGTGATTTTGTGGGAAGCCCAATCCTGTTATCCAGAAATAGATGGCATTCCAATTCTTGAGATCCTCATCCACAATAAACTGCATTTGCAACTCAGAAAATTCCATAGTATCTCCAGGAACTTTAGATGCAATAAGTGGGTTTCCTACTTGCGACTGTCCGAGAGATAATCCTGGGATTTCTGTTTCCTGAACAAAATACGTCAATTCCGGGAGTTTGTTAATCACAAACTGATATCCCGTTAGATAAAGTGGGTTGATATTTCCTGGATAGGGGCAAGTAGATACTGTCATTTGAGCTTCTCGATCATTTGTTTAATTTGTTTTAGAGAATCATTATCTCGTTTCATGGAATCATCATATAGAGATTTATCCGCATGATATGTGCCCGCTTTCATCGATGCTTCTCGATCCGCGATTGATTTTTCCGTTTGTTTTAGGAGTCTATTGAGACGTTTCAATTCCTTCTCATCCTGGACTGAGAGAGTTCCCGCTTCCTTGCGGGTCCACTGAATCTTTGGTCCGGTGGCTTTTGTGTATTTTTCTACTTTAGTGACGCCCCTGTTATCGCAATAATATGTCAATTGAAAGGTGTTTCCGTACATAGAACCGCCTGTGATGTATTCCTTACCGTCACATTTGCTTAGTAGAAATTTCGCCTGTGCGTCAGATTTGAATAATCCATTATTTGATTTAACAAGAGAGGCAAAGGAAATATCCAACTCTGTGGATTCCATTACTACACTCTCGCTCCAGTCTTTGACAATGGTGTTTGATTTAAATCCAGAGACTGGTATTAGCATATCTTTGAGAATCTTCTCATTGTTGATTTTATCTACCCATTTAGATGCCTCAGCTCGATCCACATTATAATATAATGTCAAGTGGGCAGAAAAGTCTGGGTAGGAATGCTTGAGACCAAAATCCTTTAGATCGGAATGTATTTGTTCCAATTTTGTGGACTTGAGTTTTAGGACAACACACGCCAGATTTTCATCTCGTTCTCCATCTTTGGGTAGAGAATCAAACTTAGCTGCCTCGATTACCTTACAAGCAGTGGATCCTTTTTTGTAGGTATTCTCGAGATATTCCTGAATCTTCTTTGGATCCACATTGCTATTCTTGGAGTATATCAGCGTGATGTGCGGTTCCTTGTTTGGTTTTCCTGTATCAAAATCCAAATCGTCATTGATTATCTCGGGAATCTCACATCCGATTGAGACGTAATTTCCCTTCCTTGTATCTTGAGACTCCACAAGATAGTCTTTAAATGATTTCATAGAAAGCAAGATATATCCATTTTATTTGTTTGAATTGTAACCGTTTTTCCATCCACAGGGGCGATATTGTATTTTGATTTGATTTTCATACCAAATTGCATCTCAAATGTAAATTGGTAATTACCAGATCCTTTATATTGCACTCTGGCTCTATACGTTGCTTTGGCGGACGATCCAAACGTAGG